TATAATATGGTCATTATTTGGAGGCGCAATGAAACAATATACACCCGAAGCTGAAGCCAAATTTGAATCAGATCTTGATCACGTGATGGGTAAAGTTCGTTCACTTCTTCTGGAAAAGAATAAAGCATATGGGGATTCAGCTATAAATCCTGTTCGTGTTTTTTCCAAGATGAATGCAATGGAACAACTTAAAGTTCGAATGGATGATAAGCTGTCTCGTCTTGCTCGCGGTAACGAACTTAAAGATGAGTCATTTGACGACACAATTTTGGATCTTACGGGATACCTATTCATCTACATGATCCAACGCGAATACGAAAAATCCCGCAACTTCAACCCATGTTAACCGAGAAACTATGAGGAACTCTATACTATGAATCTCTCCAAGAGCACTCTAACTATCATCAAAAATTTTGCCAATATCAATGGCTCCATCATGCTAAAAGAGGGTAATAAGCTGGCTACCATCTCTGAAGGCAAGAATGTAATGGCTGAGGCTGTTGTCGAAGATACTTTTCCAATGGATTTTGGTATCTATGATCTGAATGAATTCCTTAATGTAGTATCGCTATTCCCAAATACCGATCTAGAATTTACTGAAAAGTATGTTCTAGTATCCGATGGGGGTGCCAATAAGATCAAATACTTTGCCGCCGGCGAAGGCATCGTAAAAGCTGCTCCAAGCAACATTCGGTTTCCTTCACCTGAGATTGAGTTTGCGCTTGGGGCTGATCAACTGGCGATGATCATCAAAACTGCATCTGTTCTTAAGGCCTCAGATGTTTCATTTGTTGGTGCAGATGGTAAGTTATCGGTTCTGGTTGCAGATAAGAAGAACGATACCGCCAACGCGTATACCGTTGAAATCGGTGAATGCGAACAAACTTTCAGCTGTAATCTTAAGGTTGATAATCTAAAGTTCCTAACTGGTGATTATGCTGTTGCGATCTCAAGCAAGAAGATTACCCGATTCAAGAACACTCAGACTGATCTGACATATTACGTGGCCGCAGAGGCTGATTCTAGTTTCTAAGATTATTTGGAGAGGGCGATTCTGTTATGTACAAGCGCCCTCTCTTGTGATAGAATACATTTTGTTATGGATAGTGCGATGAGTGATGATAAGAAAATTTCAATTTCCGAAGAAGAGTATGATTCACTTTTGAAAGATTCAATTCTTCTTAATTGTCTACAAATGATGGGCGTCGACAATTGGGATGGTTATGGTGATGCGATTGAGCAATATCAAGAAATCTTGCAACAAGAGGAAAAGTGATGAGTGTTATTGAACAAATGCTTTGGGTAGAAAAATATCGCCCACAGACTATTGATGAGTGTATTCTTCCAGAAGCAACCAAGAATATGTTCAAGGAATTTGTTGCACGCGGTGAACTTCAAAACGCTTTATTCTGTGGATCTGCTGGTGTAGGCAAGACTACTGTTGCTCGGGCGCTTTGCAATGAAATTGGTGCCGATATTCTATTCATTAACTGTTCGGAAGATTCCGGCATCGATACACTTCGCAGCAAGATTCGAAACTTTGCATCAACAGTATCTCTAACCAATTCCAAGAAAGTTGTTATCTTGGACGAATTCGACTACGCTAATCAAAATTCGCTCCAGCCGGCTTTACGTGCCGCGATTGAGGAATTTGCCAACAACTGCCGATTCATTCTGACTTGTAACTTCAAGAATCGGATCATTGAACCAATCCACTCTCGTTGTGCCGTCGTTGAGTTTAAGATCGACAATAAAGATAAACTGAAAATCGCGACTCAGTTTTTTAGACGTATCACTCATATTCTAAAAACCGAAGGCATTGAGTTCGAGCCACACGTTGTTGCCGAGATTGTCAACAAACACTTTCCAGATTTTCGACGTGTTTTGAATGAACTTCAACGGTATTCGGTATCTGGCAAAATTGATGCTGGTATTCTTGTCAATCTTGGTGACGAATCATTCAAGACTCTGGTCAAGCATCTAAAATCCAAAAATTTTACCGAGGTCCGCAAGTGGGTTGGTCAGAATTCCGATATTGAAACTAGTGCGTTATTTCGTCAATTGTATGATAAAGCCACTGACGTTTTGGAGCCATCTTCAATCCCTCAGCTAGTTCTATTACTAGCCGATTATCAACATCGAGCAGCCTTCGTAGCAGACTCCGAAATTAACATCATGGCTTGTATGGTTGAACTGATGAGCTCTTGTAAATTCAAGGAATAATCATGGAACTGTTTACTATTGTTGGTGTCGCAATCGTTTCATTTGGTGTCGGTATTATGTCAGGTATTTCAATCCGCCGCCGAGCTGAAGAAAAACAGGCTGATATGATCCTCGACGAAATCGAGAAAGCCATCGAACGGCAGCGACAAAATACACTATATGTTAAAGTCGACATTGTTGATGATGTGATCTATGCATATGAAAAAGAAACAGACAAGTTTCTATTCCAGGTGAAGAGTGTTGATGAGTTGAAAAAAATGTTGGCAGAACAATTTCCCAATCGTAACATTCTCACTTCCCGTGAAGACATGGATAAACTAGAAGCACATGAGCCCATTTGACTTCATCAATACCATCAACTCAACGAAGACCGATCTTCTAACCGAGGATCCGCTTCTTGAAAAAGACTATGTTCCATATGTAATTAATAGGCAGATGTCATACTTCTATGATACGGTACTATTCAGTAATGAGATGAATAGATGTCATGGCGTTCCTAATAAGTGGCAGTATGATTTCTATCTTCATGGGATCCGTAAGGGTAAGAGATTTGCTAAGTGGTCGAAGCCGCCAGTAAAGACAAGTGATCTAGAGCTCGTTATGTTGGCATATAACTACAGTAAGACGAAAGCAGAAACGGCTCTCAATATTCTATCCGAAGAACAGCTAAAACAGATTCGAAAAATGTATGAAACTGGTGGCCGTTAAAGTTAATAATAAATAATGAGTCTTAAACTATGTGAGTGAGGCTCATGATGACACAAAAGAACTACTATGATTGGACCATTGATTGTTTATTGGAAGTGAAATTATCGGATCCAGATGACTTTCTGAAGGTGAAAGAAACACTAACTAGGATTGGGGTCGCATCTAGAACTGGTGATACTCTGTATCAATCTTGTAATATTCTTCATAAACAGGGTAAATATTTCATCACGCACTTTCTTGAAATGTTCGCGCTGGACGGGAAGCCGACGACTTTGACATATCGAGATATTGAGCGACGAAATACAATTGCTCATCTTCTTGAGGAATGGGGTCTGTTAAAAATTCTTGATAAAGAAAAAGCAAGGGATCGAGTACCCTTGAATGAGGTGAAAATCATTTCGTATAAAGAGAAAGATAAGTGGAAATTGGTGTCAAAGTACACTGTTGGAAGTCGTAAACGTTAATTTTAAAAGGTGAATAAATAATGGAAGAAAATCTGCTAAGCATTGAACTTACTGTAGCTGAAGTTAACGTAATCCTTCGATCACTAGGAAAGCATCCATTCGAAGAAATTGCCGCTCTGATTCAAAAAATCAAGCAACAAGGTGAAGTTCAACTCGCCGAAATGCAACAGGGGCAAGCTGAACAACCTGAATAAGAATTCCTCGGGAAGGGAACCAGTGTGCATGTGGACTGGTTAAATAATCACATGCAAGAATCCACCTTAGGATCGTTTGGTGCTACGTAAAGGCGTCCAGGGTCATTACACTGCTCCCCTGAAAGTGAGCGCCGGATTAAGTAACCGGCAAATCTCCATGTCTTCGGAATGGAGCTTTTAACCAACTTTCTGCCTAATAGGAGAAAACAACCATGAATAATCTATCTGTATTCAGCTCAGCCCTCAAAACTTTCGATAAATTTTATATCGGGGTAGATCATCTTGTAAAAATTCAAGAAGATCTGACCAAGAACGCCACTTCATACCCCTTCTACAACATCAAGAAAACCGGTGATTCGAAGTATCAGATCGATCTAGCTCTCGCTGGTTGGAGCAAATCTGAACTTGAACTAGAACTAGATAAGGATAAGCTGATCATCAAGGGCAATGTTACCGAAGATGATTCAGATGAGTACTTCTTCAAGGGTATTTCAAAGCGAGCATTCACGCGCAGTTTCATGCTAAATGATACTGTTGTGGTGAACGGTTCCGAATTCACTAATGGTCTTCTTTCAATTTTTCTGGAGCGACTTGTGCCTGAAGATAAAAAGCCACGCAAGATCGAAATTGGTGAAAAAACTAGCCAACGACAGCTTCTAACCGAAGACTAATTTTAATAATGGAGATTTGTAATGCAAAATGATGTGATTTGTATCAAGATGATTGGCGGAGATGATCTAATCGGTAAAGTTCTAAATGAAACCACCGAAGCTATTGAGATGGAACATCCAGCGGCTATTGTGATTCAACGAGATCAAAGCGGCAAGATGGGAGTTGGTTTAGCACCCTGGGCCCCATTTGCCGAAAGCGGTCGAGTCACTCTTTTTAAGACTGCTATTGCCGCCCGGTGCAATATTGATAGCGCACTTGAAAATGAATGGTCTCGTCTATTTGGCTCGGGGATCCAGATTGCATCGGCTGCAACTCTAGCCGGTCTATCCTAATCAATTGATTTAGCATGACCCGAGGGGATGATATTATAGTATCATCCCCTTTTCATTTTGAGAGGTACTAGTGACTTATTTCTACACATCAGTTCTCCGTCGCGGCAACAACATTCTGATGCGCGGCTATGAAGATGGTCGCCGGATCAAGAAAAAGATAAAGTTTAAACCAACGCTATATGTAAAAGCAAAACAAGGCTCTAAGTCAGAGTATCATGCATTGGATGGCACTCAGGTTGACCCAATCACATTTGATGATATGGCATCAGCCAAGCAGTTCGTAGAGATGTATAGTGACGTACAGAATTTTACCGTTTATGGTCATACTAACTACATCATGCAGTACATCGCTGATGAATTCCCTGGAGTGATTAAGTTTGACCGAAGCAAAGTTCGAGTTCATACTTTTGACTGTGAAATTTTTTCCGGGGATTCCGGGGGTGGCTTTCCCAAGCCTGAAGAGGCCAAACACCCAGTGACAGCAATCAGTCTTCACGATAGTATCTCTGATATCTACTATGTCTGGACTCTGAGCGACTACGATCCGAAGCTATCTGAACACAAGGGTATCAATATTCAACATGTTAAATTTGACACCGAAATTGGTCTGCTGAAACAGCTAATTTCATTCTGGTCAAATGAATTCACGTGTCCGGATATTCTCACCGGATGGAACATCCGCACTTTTGACATTCCATATCTCGTCAATCGAATTAATCGGCTGCTAGGAGAAGATTATGTCAATAAAATCTCTCCCTGGGGACATGTTGAGCAAAAACAAGTTAATATGCTGAAGGGTGTTGTACAGGTGTATGACATCAGCGGTATTGCTCAGCTTGACTATTTGGATATCTTCAAGAAGTTTGGTATGAAATTCGGTCCACAGGAAAACTATCGGCTAAACACAATCGCCGTTGCGGTTCTCGGTGAAGAAAAGATGTCATATGATGAATACGGCACGTTGACAAATCTATATCGAGAAAATCCTCAGCTTTATAATGACTACTGTCTAAAAGATACCATTCTTGTTAAGCGAATGGAAGATAAGATTGCTCTAATCACACTAGCTTTAACTATGGCTTATAAAGCCGGTGTAAACTATAATGACACACTTGGAACCACAGCAATCTGGGATCAGCTGATTCATCGACAGTTGAAGCAAGAAAAGGTTGTTATTCCACCTGGCAAGAATTATCCAAAGCAGGAATTCGAGGGGGCTTATGTAAAAGATACCATCGTTGGCCGACACGACTGGCTATTAA